TTGTTATTACTTGATCGATTATGCTTCAAGCGCCACATCGCGCCCCTGTGAATCAATACCGTGGTATTTCGAGTCAACACTTGACAGATAAACTCGGAACGTACCTGCGTGCAGCGGCACCGCTGGCACGGTAGACGACCGCACCGCCGGTTTTATTTCCACATACTTTCTAGTGGCTGTCATTTTTTATCACGTGTTCACGTTTTACGTGTTTATGCACTCACGTTCATTACAACAAACGCGTTATCATTCACGATTTGTCCACCAATGCCGAGCCGCTCAGTGTAAAGTTGAACGAGCCCCTTCGTCGATATCTCATCGCGTATTTGTACCATTCCGGGCATGTCTACGATTTGATATGCCTCACGGATATCACCGTAAATAATCACGCAATCCGCAGCCGTAAATGTAGAGGGTGCTGTGGTAACTGTAGCCATATCTGGCATATAGTATATCGGTTTACCAAACAGTCTGTCTGGTTGTCCTATTTGGACGTTCTCTTCCAGGATATAACGCCCCATACCGTCGGTTAGTCTGCGTATAACTGATTTAGTCGTGCGGTTCATCAACCAGCTCGCGTTAGACTGGAAGCGCTCATTAAGTTTATCCTGCATAGCGATAACGCCATCGAGGTCCGGGATGCTCGTTGCGGCACCAGTGTGTTCGTGTCTCGCTGCCGTGTTAGCTGCGATATGAACGTCGCCACGGAAGGCTATACCTTCGGGTTTACCGACGCCGTTACCAAGTATAAATTCGTGTCCTTCGAGGAATGCCATATACTCAGATACTTTGCGCACTAACCACGCCTCGACATCTACGCTGCCTTGCCGCGCCATTTTCTGCGTCAGCGTTGGCATAGCATACATCGGGTGCGTTGGAATAGTAATTTTCCCAAGTGTATCGTTAAGGGTTGCTGCCCTACCGGCGGTCTGTTCGCTTGTCCACCCGGCCAATACAGCGCCAACCTCACTAATCATTTCGAGGGTATCGCCTACTCTAAGCGTCTCGACTGAAGCGAGTGCTCTAAACGGTGATATGTTAACAAGCGCTTCTATAATGCGCGCTGATAGCGTTGCGGGCATCCAATATCCACCGGTTGTAAGGTTAGTGGATATCATCGTCTTCTTAAACTCAGGCACCGCGTCCTTATATTGGTCTATAATAGTATCCTGGTCAAAGCTTTTACCCGTAAGGATATAGTCAAGGTATGACGTTCTCCACTCGGCGTCTATTGCTTTAGCGTCCAACGAATCCATAGGCCCCGCTTCGGGTGTGTTAAGTTTCGTTTCTAATCCATCTATGCGTTCTTGCATAGTCTTAAACTGAGCGTTAACCGGCTCGAATTTAGCGTTAAAGGTTGTTATACCCTTTTCTAAATCTTCGAGATATTGCTCTACGCTCTTAGTTTCTGTATCTTCTGCCATTATATCGTAATCTCCTTAGTTAGTTGCTTTAATTTGTTAATCAGTAATAATTCGTTTATTGTTACATCGTAAGCGGATTTAGCGGGTTTAGCTGCTACCGCCGGCGCTTTGGGCGCCGCTGCTGCTGGTGCCGCTGGTGCTGCATCCGCCGCGGGCGGAACGGCCCTACCCAATACCGCATCGCAGTATTCTATAGCCGTCGATAAATTAGCGCGTAACGCCGTTATATCCTGCGCGTTAACGTTGGATAATGTGCGGCCCGCTTTCTCCGCTAGGTCTTCGGGTGAAGGTTCACCGTGGTGAACATCCGATTTAACCTCGTCTACCGTTGCCGCCTCATTGGACGGGAACGATACAACGCTTATCTCGTGCAACTCTACAGCGTTTAAGTCAGTTACACCGTCGTCTGCGACCGCGTTCTTACCGGCTACCAACTGGTAACCTATACTGTTAGCGTTTACATCGTCGGCTAGTAACGCCTCGTATGCGTTACGCCCCCAGTCCGTCTTTAAATTTAGTTTCGCTCTAAACCGTAAACCGCGTTCATCTTCCCATAACTTCGTAATTTTACCTATCGGCTGCTCAAATTTATGCTGCCATAATAGTTTCAACCTACGCGGACTCTTTAGCGCGCTCTCGAATGCGCCGGGCATCGTGCGTTCGTTTTGGCGATCTACTACACCGTAAACGCTGGCATACCCTTCTAAGAATCCCTTTCCGTCTGGCGGTTCTACGGCGATACTACTGTCTTTATATTGTAACTCCAAGTTATCGCCACCTGTAATGTAATAAAAAAATAGATGCTTCTATCTGCGTGTAAATAGTCAACGGCTGTATATGGACGGCTAAAAGTATATATGTTACGGTTATATACGGAGATTTAAGTGTATCTCTATAGTTTATAGTAACCTATATACGAATAAAAGTAGTGTATTAACCACGTTCGCACGTTGTACCGCTTGTAATAAGCCTATCATAACGCACACCTCAATAGCAGGATACGCCCTGTGCCCGTGGTGTATAACTCGCGTTACCCTACCGCAGATAGAAACGATAGATAATTATGAGTTATCTGCTTGGAACTCGGGAAATAAACCAGATACTTCATAAAGCTTCGTTCTTTTATCCTTTGTAGCCCGTGGATAACCCCGCAACTCATCCAGTTTATACCCTTTAAAACCGGAATTAAAGCGCGTGGAGACGTCCGCCCACGGGATGAGGCTAAATTGGTTACCTTTAGGGGCCCTGGACTCTACCGCAAGATACCCAACGCGACCGGTTTTATGCAGATACCAGGATATAGTTTCTATTTGGTGTGTGTGGTTAAGGCCATCTTCTACCGTGTGGAAGTTGGATAAGAAGTTTAGGTATGCGCCCTTAGTGCTTTTACATTCAATAGCCAGATAACCAACGTGGGGGCTATCCACCGTGACGTCCACGAATTGTTTTTTATAGCGCGTTTGCGGGCGGCGTTCTACAAAGGCGCGAATATAAGAAGTATCAAAGTAATGGCGTAGTGATCGGACGAGTAGCGATTCGAAGTTATTTTTCATCGGGGACTGCATACCCTATCGTGCAACGACAGTTAACAGCCTCGCCGGGCATCGTAGTCCCGTCAGAGCAGTCAAACTCCTGGTCATACGCAACAGTCACGCCGTCCATTTCTGCGTGCTCTTCTCGTGTCCGGTCATCGTTCGTAGCGATCCACATCAAGTCAAGCGTAGACCCCCCATCTCGCGCCTGCGCCATACTCGCCTGATTACTAGCGTCTACAACCTCGCTCCGGGCTATCATCGTAGCGCGATAACCCTCGAAGCCGTCATATATATCCGATATCCTAGCGGCGATATCTGGTATGCCCTCTTCTCGCTCCATACCCGCAAAGATAGCGTTCTTTACTTTATCCTTTGTAGTGGCTGTTATCTCGGTTATATTGTCGCCGCCTACGCCATCAATATACCCGGCAACGTACGTTAACCACGCTGGTAATGCTTTAAACTGATATCTTAATGAGGGTAAAAGTAAGGGGTCTATATCCTTATGGGGTTTGCTGTGAGCGCCACCCCATATCTCCTCTGAATACTTCCATGCATCCCCGCCAGCTATTATCCAAATCTGTTTGAACGCTTTAGTCCATTCGCCTTTATCTACTTTACCTACGCGAGGTAACGCTGATATCATCGCCTTACGCTCTTTAGCGAATACCGCGCGTATAATACGCTCCGCTGCCCCGAAGTTACTATCTCGGCGTTTGAACATGGCGCGGCGGTAACGTGCGCGTTGTTTAGGGTCCCTTAAGTTGTAAACGACGGCACCCCCGTAGTATCTGCCGAGAAGCTAAACTCTACCATACCGTGTGGGTTAGTGCGTATTGTGAAGTCGGTAACGAGTAAATCGGTGGTTATATAACTAGCAGCGCCACCGCTAAAGCTGGTGAGATATGCGCGCCCGGCTAAAGCAGCGCCATTTATCGCGTTATCCATAACGAGCTTCTGGCCGGTTATGTCGTTATAATAATCAAAGAAGCCGGAACCACTGAAGGTCATGCTGTTAAGCGTGGGGCGCTGTTGTGACCATGTGTACTGTTTAGGACTATATACACTCGTAATAGCAGGTTCCGAAGTTATTACAGCCATAACAACGTCTGTGATATGCGTATGTGTTATGGTTATCGTTGTGCCGTAGGTGTCAATATCAAACGGGCCTAAAAAGAGTTCTTCGCCAGCGGGAAGCGTGGCGGTGGCGCTATAATATGCTATCGCGTCATTAGATGCAGACCCGTTATAAAAGTGAATAAATGTCGTGGTCCCGATTGTTATTTCATCGCTGGACGTTACGGACACGTAGGTGTATGGTAGTAACGATAACCCACCATCTGAAACCTCGGTAGTAGACCATATCTCATCCTGAAACGCTGGCGTTACGTCTACCATCTTGCTATTCATAGATATATCAAATGTGTTCATTAACTCGACGTTATAGAATAACCCTGTTATAGATGTATCCACCATAAAAGGGGTATCTAACGGAGTTAACGGCGTTGCCGGTGTTAGCGCGGCCATAACCACACCGGTAGTGTGGGTATGCGTTACCGTGAGGGTTCCCGTTTCGGTAAACGGACCTAGGAATAATTCATCGCCTGCTACTACCGTCGCGGCCGTAGATGAACCACTAAAATAAAATACTATGTTATCATTAACCGCGCTGCCGTTGTAGAAGTGTAAAAAAGTTGGGGAGCCTATTGTTATCTCATCACTCGCTGTTACTGGGCTATATGCAGGGGGGTAAACGTCATAACTTAGCGACTGGGGGGTTATTGTCATACGTAGGGGTCGTCTTTTAATACCGCGATGTATAAGTTTGTAGTATCATACGTTATAGTCGGCAGGTTTCCGAAGAATCTGGTAGGAAACGTGCCTAATATCGTCCCGCGTTCTGGTAGCGCTGTTATACTGTAATCCTCGTGATAGGTGGAGTTACTAGACGTTACCGTGATCTCGTGTGCGGTAGCGGTAGGGGCGTATTCTTTTACTACTATTATTTCGTTCCCGGTGTTTACGAAGGTATCCGGCGGGAACGCGTTTAAATAGTCGCAATACGAGGCCCCTTCGTATGTAGGGGTCAATCCTGCCTGAAGCATATCTTGCGGTACGATACCCCATACACCTTTACAGTTATCCCACCATGTAAGTTGCTCAATATACGAAGGGTCATAAGCGCCGGGGTCCGCGGTCATTATTTCAAAACAATCTATTCTTCCGATTTCGTTTTGGATGTCACGATACGCATTACTCGCTAGTCTTTTTTGTGTTTCGAGCGGCACGGCCGGGCCAGTTATATCGCGCGCCCACCTATATTCGCCTTGCAACGGGTCGCCCATGACAGCAGTATAAACCCCATATGGTTTATCAGGATAATTCGCGCGATAATACTCCCCCAATTCAATCGCCTGCACTACGTCTTTCGCCCAAAGCATTTGGAAAAGACACATATCAAACTGTTCAATTCGCCAATCAAGCGTCCCGAGTTGAATTGGAATTGCCCCTAAACCTTGATAATTATCTGCGTTTCCGTTATAAAGTCCTCGTTCGCCCCACCATTCTTCCCACCACTCACTCCCAATATCGGGAAGATAATATCCACCACCTTCAGTTAGGTATGTCATCCAATTATTAACGAGTGGTTTTGATGTACCCGCTCTTAGCCATTTTGTGCCGTTATACATGCCCCCCTCGGTAAGAATACCCTTTAACACACTTCCGACGTCATCAAATAATCTAAGACAATCCCCGAAAAGCGTGTCGTATTCTTCCTCTGAGATTTCAAGAGTAAAAGGAGCTTCCGGGACATCTGGTGTGCCGAGAAGATACGGGATCCCCCACGCTCCCCATGTATCATATCCACACATCACATTTTCAATATCTATATAAGCGGAAATTCCGGCGTCTTGAACAGTATCGAACGCGGCAATAACGGATTCTGCTCGGTCTGTATCCATAAAGTCATACGTCGCTATCCCCCACATAACGTCCCAACCGTGCTCTAAACAGTAGTTAAGCTGATCTTCCGTCCATGCGGTTGTGTTTATCCACCAAATCTTTGGAATTTCCGTCATTGTCTCACGTTTTTATTTATCCGATGTACCCTATCCGACCGCCGGTATAATAGTCCAGCGCCTCGCATTGGACGGCGGTAACGTGCGCGCTGTTTAGGGTTGCGAAGGTTATACAAATTATTTAATCCTATGTCGCTTAAGCCGGTCTAACTTAGCTTCTAAATCCTGATACGCCGCGGTATCTAAGGCAATCCCCTTAAACAGCGCATCATATTCATCTTTAGGTAATATGCCCTTTAACATAGCATCAGTTACGCGTATCTCCATCGGTTTAAACCAATAACTATACGGTGCGATTAAACACGTCATCGTTTAGCCATCTTCTTACGTAACTCGCCAACCATCTGTAATACCTGTGTAGGTTCCGGTGGCGCGATCTCTAGAGGTGGTATTACCGGTGCTGCTACTGCGCCTGCATCTACCTCACCCTGTAATGGCGCGTTTACATCTGTAGCCAATAACTGCGAAGGCTCAAGCCAAATATTACAGTCCTCGCGATCTTCTAATCCTAGCATCTCGCGCGCCTCGCTAACTAATATAATCCTATTAGTCGCTAACTGCATAACCCACGCCGCCTTACTCTCTACGTCCTCTTGTAACGCGCTTACGTTCTCTTTATCAAACGTTAACTCGAGGTCAGCGCCATATAAAGGACATAACCATTTATTAAACGAATCCTTCAGTTTATCGAGTAATGGGAATACTGTTTCGGTAAATAGCTGACGCTTAGCGTGATCCAGGTTCTCGTATGTCGCGCCTTCGGGGTGGAGTAATACATAGGGAACGCCAAACGCCACGGTTATCTCGATAGCGGATAACTCCATTACACCCATCCAATCCATATCCTTAGGTGTATTACTTAACGGCTCTATTGAGTTAGCTTCCACGACCGCCATTTTACCAGCGTTTGAGGGGCCCCGGTACTGGTCATCTATCGTCTCTTTAACCTGCGCCATCTGGTTTTCGGTAAACGGCACGTCGCCCGTAAGGAATACGTGACTTAGCCCTGTAGTATTCTGTATCTTCGCGTCATTCCATAACCGCGCGTGGTTATTAAGGTCGATAGAACGTGCTGCCGCGTGCGCAGGCGATACGCCCCCGAACTCGTTAGACGGGTCGATAAGGTTAATGTGGAGTACTTCTTCGGGCTTATATTTCTCGACTATATCCTTAGCCTCGTCCACCATATATTCATAACCCCTAACACTGCGGCGCGGCCCCGGTATAATCTTAACCAGGTCAGGACGCAGGATAGTAAGTTCGTTTAGCGGTGCGGCGCGATGTATAAACGCGTGACCCTCGCCTATAAGCAGATCGAGTAATATATTCTCTATAAAGTCATGCTGCGTTTGATTCTGACTCGAGGGGTTGGGGTGCGCCCACCTATCGTTAAGAGGTGTATGTTCTACATCCTCCTGTTCCCCGCCTTCCGGGCCGGATACATTGCGTTTAACTAACCAGTCTATGTCACTCGCGGTATCCACTATCTTACGTGCGGAACGATACGCCCACACGTTACCCGCGTAACCCTCGTTGGCGTAGTCCTTAAACCGCTTAGATACTTGGAGGGGTTGCCCCTCGATAATCGTTACGTTGTTATAAGGCCAGTTATCCTGATTCGATAATGCCTGATCGCGCAATACGTCAAGCGCGCTTTTAATGCGGGCCCTAATAGTGCGTTTATTAGTTTTAGTAGTAATCTGTTGTGCCATACTTTCTCATAATACCAAGTCTCTAGGTCTAAAAGCAGAAGCCCACCAAGTCACAGTCGTGTTATATATACAGGCTCTAAAAGTAAATATGTTACTTTTTATTTATCACATAAACGACAGCCTAACCTCTTTTTCCCAACCGGTTAAGTCTACTTCATCGTCAACTATCTCGTCGCATAAGTCGGCGATAATATAACATTCGTGTTTATAAAAATATTTATAATACAATTCTTTAGGATTACGTTCATACCATATTTCTTTCATGTTACTTTGTTACTTCTTAGAATCCTCACCCACGTGCATAATTCCTGTGACGCTATTCTTATCCTTCTTATCTTTGGGTTTAGGTTTAGCCTGTTCGGCTAATACATCTTTAAGCGTTACCCCTTTCTCACCGGCGCGGGATTCAGCTACCTTAATATCGTCCGCGTCCTCAGTTATGTCCTTAACCTTACCGCCCTTTACATCGTAACAACATACAAGTTCACCCTGGAGAACCTTATACCGCCCATCGGGAACCATAAAGAAGTAGTGCTCCGAATTCGCAAACGCGGACTCGTATGCGTATGTGCGCTCGATCGCCTTACCGCTGCCTATCTCGAATATAGAAATAGGTGGTTGTATTACTCTTATTACTAATTTCGTTAATTTATTTTTCATATTGTTTTTATTCTCCTTTTCTATTCAGTGTATCAAATAGCGCCCTATACCAATACCCAACATCATCATAACAACGCTCCATATAAAGAATATAAGTGCGCCTATTCTTACGTTATGGGTGTTCGGTTCTAGTTCTTCGTCGTCTATGTTTAGAAGTATATCTATAGGTTCCTGCGGATTATCCCATTTCTCCATTATAATACCTCACTTAATCGTTTATTTGCCATCTCGCAATAATCTTCGTTTAAGTCTATTCCTATGTAGTGCCTTCCTAGTTTACGTGCTACTAACGCCGTCGTGCCGCTACCTACGAATGGGTCTAATACTACACCGGCGTGGGTGGGGGCGTTGCAGTTACATTTTATATATTCTAACACGGTTTCGTTCTTTTTACAATCAGTAAAACAAGACCCATTAACCCCACCTGTGTTTAGGTGGCCCCCTCGTTTACTCTTGCGTGGGTGTCCTGTCGGTATTCTATTACCTGTTGGCGTTTGTATCGGAGTATAAACATATCCGCAACTATCACATATCGCACTAGGACACCCCGCCTTTATCATCGGCTCCACTAACTTTTCGGGGAATACTGCGAAATGCGCGTCTTTAAAGGGTTGTGGATTTATGCACCATACTGTGCGTTTGTTGCGTCCGTTCGGTAGTATTATCTGCATATCAATATCGTTAAACATGTTCTGCGCGTTTGTAACTAACTGTTCTTTATTATTATCGAACTTCTTTAAGTTGCGATGGTTTGCATATTTACCACGTTCTAAACTACCTTCGGTTTGCGCCTCAAACTGTTGCTCAAAATAATACTTCTTATTTTTACTGAAAAGGAAAACATACTCGAAGTCCACAGTAAATCTATCTTTGGCGCTTGATGGCATACAAGACGGCTTATGCCAAATAATTGTGTTGCGTTGTATCCATCCTGAGTCGGTCATCGAGATAGCGAAGCGGTGAGGTATGTTGCATAGGGATTTAGTTGGTACCGAACCGTTACCATTACTCGCGTAAGTATCCCCAATATCAACCCAACACGTCCCCGTCTTTTTAAGCACCCGATACACTTCGTCGAATATAGTTTGTAGGTGTTCTATGTAGAGTTGGAAGTTTGGTTCGAGTCCTAGTTCACCGCGCCACGCGTTGCATAGTTGGCAGTAGGCGCCGTGTGTACCATCTTTACCGGCCCATCCCTTACCCGCGCCCATCGGGCCACCATTATGTCCATATGTTTGATATTTATCCCACGAATCAAAGTTACTATTTCCGCGTTTAGGTAGTTCATCACCCCATACATGCTCGCAATCACTATCGCCATTGGGACTAAGCCATACCTGCCCGTTCGTAGAATACGAGCGCAAACCCCAATAAGGCGGACTAGTTATAACGCAGTCTATACTCTCGCTGGGTAACGTGTTCAACACGGAGAGCGTGTTACCGTGTATTATCTGGTCTAACTCCAAACTAAAACATCTCACGTATCCATTCGTTTAACGACTGTTCGCCGTCCTTATTCAGCCACTCCGTTAATATATGGAATATAATACCGTCGTCGGTTTCGTCAGCGAACCAGGGTTTGCGCTTCCGTACCTCTTGTAGTAGTTGAAGCGTTGTATCTGCTAGTGTTAGTGTTTTACTTGTTGTAGTCATTTCTCACCTGATCGCGACATCCAATCCTTAAAGCACGCGGCATGCACGTAGTAGTGTTTATCGTCACGGTTGCCGCAGTAATAGCCTTCCTTCCGCGTGTTTATCTTGCGGAGGCATTGGTTGCATATCTCTATGCCCATGTTTGCGGGTCTTGTATTTGTTTCGTATGACATATATCGCACCTTAGCGTTACCAGGTCTATTGGTTGGTTACAGCCGCAGAATCGACAGTAGCCTGCGCCTGTAAACACCGGGTCTTTCATTTAAACAGCATCTCCGGCGTGTATACCCACCCGTGCCGTTTCGCGAATAATATCCTTTCGAGCTGTTCGACTCGTGTGCGTAGTTCGTTTATCTCTGTGTCTTTCTCGTCGCTTTTCTCGTTAACAATAATCGTTCTAGATGCTCTATACGTGTTATCTACTCTATCCATTCTTTACTACCTTGAACCCCAGGCGTTTATTATTGGTTTATATGCTGTGTCATCACGGAGGCCCCATTCCACCCGGGATACGCGCGCCTCTAATTCATTTACCCGAGTAACTAACCGTTCTATTACTAATTCCATATCTGTTTTAGACATATTCATTTTAT